TGCGATCAAAAAATGTAGACAGGCTACTTTCATATGACGATGAATGATTTTTATTTTGTAATCTTACCTTCTGCTGGTATTTTCTTCCTTATCATGTTAACATCTTTTTATTATTGGATGAGAGGTAAGCATGAAGGTATAATGGAAGCAGTAGCCGTATTTAATGAGTATGAGCCTGATGCAGTAAAAAGAGTTGGAAAGAAACTTAAGGATAAATTTGATGTTGAACTCGAATAAAGAAGTAGATCTTAACAAGCTTATTGATGAGCAATTTAGACCAGTTGTAAATAGTGATGTACAATATTTGGATGAAATGGTTGCAGTAGAGATGCGAGCAGAGGGTTTAGATCCCCTAAATAAAGATGATGTCAAGAAGTTCTGGGCATCAAAGGGTGTGGAGTTGAATGGCTAATTACACTTTTTATGATACTAAAAAGAAGAAAGAGTTTGATATAGATATGCCTATATCAGAACTTGATGCGTATAAAGCTAATAACCCACATCTACAACAACGTATCAAAACAGCTCCCGCAATCGCAGACCCAACCCGATTAGGCCTTAGAAAGCCTGATGCGGGGTTTCGTGATGTGTTAAAGAGAGTAAAGAAAGCGAGCGGGAGGAAAAACACTATCAACACTTGGTAAAAACAAACGAGGCTTGAATGGAAAGACTAACTCGCGCTGAAAAAAGAGAACTAAGACAACAGAAGCGTACAGAACGTCAGGAGCAAAAAAAACAAAAACTAAGCCTTAACCTTAAAACAATAACTGCTAAAACGAGTAACCAAGAATTAATATTTAAACATTTTATTAACGGTAAAAATCTTCTTATTCATGGGCTACCCGGAACCGGAAAATCGTTCCTTTCTCTCTATTTGGCATTAGATGAGTTAGAAGAGTATAGAGATTTTAATAATATTACTATTATTAGATCTGTTGTTCCATCGCGCGATATGGGATTTCTTCCAGGCAATATAAAAGAAAAATCTAAAATATTTGAAGCGCCTTATCAGGCTATTTGTTCTGAACTCTATGGTAGAGGTGATGCTTATGAGCTCCTTAAACAAAAAGGCGCTATTAATTTTGAAACTACCTCATTTCTTAGAGGTATGACAATAGACAACTCAATAATTATTGTTGATGAATGTCAGAATATGACATACCAAGAACTTAACACAATTATTACAAGAGTTGGCAATAATTCACGCATAATATTCTGTGGCGATTATAGACAGAGTGATCTAAAATATGATGATGAGAGAAGTGGCATTATCAATTTTATGAAGATCCTTAATAAGATGCCTAAGTATTTTACTACTATAGAACTTTCCGAAAACGATATAGTGAGATCTGGTCTCGTTAAGGACTATATAATAAAGAAGAATATGATTGAACATGGGATACCAGTGACACAAAATGCAAACTATTTTAGCGATGCGAAAGCAGTACACGCACCTTCTAAAGAACCTTAAAGAAGACGTAGAACAGATAAACACAGACTCCGGGAGGTATTATAAGACCCCTTCCGGAGCTCTTTACCCATCAGTTACTTCTGTTGTAGGCTTAATGAATCAAAAGTCTATAATGCAATGGAGAGCAAGAGTGGGTGAAGAAGAAGCAAACAAGATTGCTTCTAAAGCTGCCTCAAGAGGTACTCGAATACATCAGCTTTGTGAAGACTATCTTAATAATGCAGAGATTGATATCAACAAATACTCATTTGAAGATAGATTAAACTTTAAAGAGCTTAAACCTTTTCTTCATAACATAGATAACATTCACTTACAAGAGACAAGACTTTACTCAGACTATCTTAAAATGGCTGGTACTGTTGATTGTGTAGCTGAGTGGAAAGGTAAACTTTCAATTATTGATTTTAAGACAGCTAAGAAGTTAAAAGAGAAGAGTTATATTACTAACTATTTTTGTCAAGCATCTGCTTATGCTATAATGTATGAAGAATTGTTTGGTATTCCTGTTAGTAGGATTGTAATTCTTATTTCAGTTGATAATGAGATGCCTCAGATATTTGAAGAGCGTAGAGACAATTTTGTTCAACCTCTTTTAGATATTAGAGAACAATATAGAGTTAAATATGGAATGTAAATATATGTTATTAAACGATTTTTGCATTACAATTGATAAAGCTTTAAATGAAATGGCGTGTGATGATCTGATTAAGATTTTTAAATCTAATACTGATAAGCATGAAAAGTATAATGACGAATTAACACCTAAGTTTACTCAGTTTGATTTTACTTTAAATAAAGAGCTTAACTTAGATCTACACAGTTATATAATTCACAGCTCATTAAAATATGTTAGTATTTACAAAAATAGTATTAGCGAGACATCTTTCTGGCCAAAAGATTATGGATTTGAGCATTTTAGAATAAAGCATTATCAGAATGGTAATAACGACCAATTTGCTGATCATGTTGATGCAGTCGATGTAAGCTCAATGAGAAGATTTTTTGCCTTCTTTTGGTATCTTAATGATGTCGAAGAAGGTGGTGAAACGGAATTTTTAAATTTTGATTTGAAGATAAAACCAAAGAAAGGTACATTGTTCATGTTTCCACCTCTATGGCTATATCCGCACAGAGGTAATCCACCTATCTCGAATGAGAAGTATCTTTTAAGTTCATACTTGCATTTTAATAGTTAATAGAATATAATAAATATTATGCTGAGGTCGTTGAGGCGTAAGGAATAGACGTTTCGGACCCGGGGGCGGTACCCGGCGACTCCACCACAAGCGTATAACAAGAGTGGTATGTAGGATGCGTTATACATCTGAGGACCGGAATTCTCTCCTAGCAACACTAGGGCGCTTTTGATGGGGTCGAAATAGGATCGACGTGCGTAATAAAGGTACGAAGAGACCAAAAGCAATTAGTAAATGCAGCTAATGATAATGCATTACAGGACTTCGCTCTAGCAGCGTAAGCACCTTGGGTATAAGCTCCACCTAGAAACAGAACGGGCTTACTTTAACCAGCACCACGTTCCATCTTCTCACACATCACAAGGAACTATATTATGACAAAAAGTCCATATGAGCTTAGATTTGATCTTCTTCAATTTGCTTATACAACACTTACTGGTGAATATTATGCTAACCTTGAACAAGCGAAGTATCTTCAAAGTTTAATCTCTGAAGGCAAGATCGCTAATTCCGGTGAGCATATTTTAGATCTTCCAACATATCCATCTATCAGTGAAGTCTTTGATCTTGCAGACAAGTACAAAGCGTTTATTGATCAAAAATGAAGATATCAAACATTCGAACCTCAACAGATTTTGTAAAAGAGATTGATAAATTAGTAATCAGCAAAAATATTACTTTTTTTGACGCCGTGATTTTATATTGCGAAGCAAATAATATGGAAGTTGAAACTGCTGCTACTCTTGTTAAACAGAGCTCAGTCCTTAAAGCTAAGATACAAGTAGAAGCAGAGAATCTTAATATGGTGAAGAAATCTGCACGACTACCTATTTAACAGCATTTGCTCGTCTTGTTTTCCAAGCTTTCTTAGCAGCACCTGGTCCTCTAGGTATGCCTTTGCGACCCATAAGAGCTCTTGCTTCAGGAGAAGGATTATAACTAGGTCGTTTATAACCAGGTTGTCTTGGATTCTTTTGAGGTCCTCTTGGACCTTTTTTAACTCTAAGCTTTTCTCTGATATGTTCAGGTTTAGGACCGAATACTCTACCTTTATTAGTAGAACCTCCTTGTCCTTCTTCTAATGTAAGATTGGCCCATTCATTTGACTCTACAATATTCCACAATTTGGAATAATAAAGTGCAACATCTTTAAATGTTTCTTTACTATCAGATTGGAATATAACCTCAGTCGTTATATCATAACCATGCTCTTTTAAATGGCGTTGCCAATATTTACCAGAGCCGTTATATTTGTAAGGATTATGAGTAGTCTTACCGAGGTATTTCAACCCGGTCAAATTGTGAGTCTTTACATATAAATAGATCATGCTGTGTCCCCTATGACATAGAGTAGCTGGGACTGCTATCCGCGAGCTACACTCTATTTATATTTTTTATATATGGAGTAACGACAATTACACCGTTTGAAGCATTTAAACTCTATACAGCTATCAAGAATCATTTCTCGACCGAATCATATGACTTCTTTAAGTATAATGGTAAGGTAAGAGCATCTGAAAACTCTTTTGAGACGCGTAAAGACAAATATATGTTTTATAAACTCTCAAAAAGAGATAATGCTCTCGAGTATCTTGTTGCTAACCTTTCAGAAGATCCTAAGCTTTGGGTTGGTGAATTATTCGACCCAAAGCACGAACAAGTTTATTCTTCATTCGTGAAGCGTAAAGAATCTCTTACATACATCTTTAAAAATGATATCGATAAGTTACTAGAGAACTTCGATGACAATTTTAAAGTAGATGATGGAGATTATCCTTACCTGCTCAAACTACTTGTGCAAGGTAAGATATCAAAAGAAACGTTCATTATCATTAACGATTGTGTTCGTTTCTATAGTAAGTGGAATAAACAGATTACTGATCCTGTGCTATGGCCTAAAATAGCCTTGAACTGTAAAAAACTTTATCCATTCCTTGAGTACGATAAAGCTAAATATTGTGGAGTCTTGAGAGACAAATTCTCTTGATTTCATATACAACGCTATACTACAATAAATCGTTCATACATCGTCATACAACGGAGATACAAATATGACTACTATTAACTTCGAAGCCCTTAAGAACAACCGCAAGTCACAGTTCGACAAGCTTACATCTGAACTCAATAAGCTTACACAGGGCACTAATAATCAAGACAATAGCGCTGATGACCGTTTCTGGAAGCCTGACGTTGATAAGGCTGGTAACGGATATGCAGTTATTCGTTTCCTTCCTTCACCTACTGGTGAAGATACTCCATTTGTTCGTATCTGGGATCACGGTTTTCAAGGCCCAGGTGGATGGTATATTGAGAAGTCACTGACTACTCTTGGTAAGCCTGATCCAGTTTCTGAGTATAATGCAAAGCTTTGGAACTCTGGTATTGAATCAAACAAGGATCTTGTTCGTAAACAGAAGCGCCGTTTGAGCTTCTATAGCAACATTTATGTTGTTTCTGATCCTACTCGTCCAGAGAATGAAGGTAAGGTCTTCCTCTTTAAGTATGGTAAGAAGATCTTCGATAAGCTTAATGAAGCTATGTATCCTCAGTTCCCTGGTGAAGTTCCTATCAACCCATTTGATCTTTGGGATGGAGCTAACTTTAAGCTTAAGATTCGTCAGGTAGAAGGCTACCGTAACTATGATAAGTCTGAGTTTGATAAGCCCGCACCATTGTTTGACGATGATGGTGAATTGG